CTGCTGGTGGAAGATTCGTTCCACCGTTAACCATTGCCAGGTCTGGGTTGGGGCTATCCGCTGGTCAGTATAGAATTACGGATGCAGACTACCTATCATATGTCCACACCCTTGGTGGCAGCGCCACTAGAAGCGGAAACCTTGTATCTCTAGCACCAACTAATTCATCGGGCACCGTCACCGTATCTCCACCCAAAGGGGTCGTGACCAGTGCAGTCGTAAATGTAGCCCGAACCCCATACACATTCCACGCGAGCTATAATACCGTTCCATACTGCTCGTCCCATTGGCATAGTGGTCAATGTGCTGCTTGGGGGGTCCATCATCAGTTTGCAGGAAATATAAAAAATGGCCCACCAGCAAGCTACTCAGACAGTGAGGGTGAGTGGTGGAGGATATGGTAGTTGAGTTTTATCGAGACCACCCAAAATACAAGGGAAGGCTGAAAAAATACGTTTGGTATTGTGAACTTTTTGAAGGTATAGAAGATCAGGAAAATAGGATTGTCCCTCAAGGATCGAATGGATACGGGGTATTTGAAGAACTCGACAACCTACCCAAAAAACCAATTAAAAAAAGTGATTTTTTCTTCTACTACCTACTTGATGGGGAAGAAGTTCTTTCAATATCAAACATACACTTACGAATAAAGTCTAAGGGTCAGGAGGATACACTTTATACCCTAATGAATAATCCAGAAAACATTAGATTAACGTTTGAGGGAGTGTGTCAGATGGAGATGGAAGAAAAAATTGTGAAAGACGCTGAAGGTAACCCCAGTCCGGAACTGTCCCCGCTAGTACATGCTATTCAATTTGCATTTGATACGCTGCCAGCTGATGAAGTGATCTTTGTTGCTGACATAATTGGTTTAGATCAAAAAATTATTAGAACTGAAACCGGAACTGTGAAAATAGTTCCCGCCCCATGGGATGAATCACAATAGCTGACAAGGGCCTCAAAAAGATGTTAATCTAGGTGCAGTTGACCCCCTGAATCAACAAAAGTCTGGTAGTTAAACTGTAACCAAACCGTTATAAATAAAAAATCCTTACTTACCAACAAAATGACAAAAATGTGACTGGTGGGGTATCCTTACGGTATGATTTTACAGCAAACTGTGGACAGTTGACAATCGCCTAGCCTAATGGTAAGATGTGAACGTTAACAAAAAAAACACACAAAGAGGAGTTAAAATGAGTAATCCAAATATTGTTCTTTCAGGAAGAATTGGAACAGATGTCGAATCAAGAACGATGCCAGATGGAACACAAAAAGCAAAGTTTCGAATAATCACATCAGACAGAAAGAAAAATCAAAACGGGGAATGGGAAGACTACAATACCTCTGGTTGGACAATCGTAGCTTGGGATAAACTAGCAATTAGAGCTATCGACAACCTAAAAAAGGGTATGCCAGTAACAGTATCTGGACATATAGTAGAGGTATCGTGGATGGATGAAAGCGGCAATAAGAAGAGATCAACAGAAACAAAAGCATCAGAAATTTCAATAAATCTTATTTACTTTAAAAAGGATGCTAATCTAAGTACATCCGACCCCATCTCCCCCGAATCAACAGAAATCTGGTAGTTAAATTGTAACCAAACCGTTATAAATGAGAGTCCTTTATTTGCAACGTTTTTGCATTTTTCAATTATGAAAAAAATCAAATCAGTGCTATACTGAAAGTTCACTAAAGCTTACTACAGGAGAGTATTTTATATGTCACTTATTAACGAAAATGGATCAATTGTAGATCCTTACCGAAACTTTATTCACGTTTCAAGATACAGCAGATGGATAGAAGAAAAAGGTAGAAGAGAAACGTGGGTCGAAACGGTAGATAGATATGTTGATTTTATGAAAGACCATCTTGTAAAAAATTATAATTACGAAGAAAATGACATCAAGTTTGCTCAAGTAAAAGAAGCTATTCTAAACCATAAAGTTATGCCATCTATGAGATCCCTAATGACTGCTGGATCAGCTCTAGAAAGAGATCATATCGCTGCATACAACTGCTCGTTCATTGCAGTAGACAGCCTAAGATCATTTGATGAAGCTATGTACATTCTCATGAATGGAACTGGTGTTGGATTCTCCGTTGAGCAAAAGTATGTAGACAATCTTCCAGCAATTGCAGAAGAGCTTTTTCCAACAAACACTACGATTGTCGTTGAAGATTCAAAGCTTGGTTGGGCAAAAGCCTATAAAGAGTTAATCGGTCTTCTCGTTACAGGTCAAATTCCAAACTGGGATATGTCAAAAGTCAGATCAGCAGGCGCAAGACTAAAAACTTTTGGAGGAAGAGCATCCGGTCCAGAGCCTCTTAGCGATCTTTTCAAGTTTACCGTGGAGCAATTTAAGATTGCCAAGGGAAGAAGATTAAAGCCTATTGAGGCTCACGATATCATGTGCAAGGTAGGAGAGGTGGTTGTGGTTGGAGGAGTACGCAGGTCAGCCTTAATTTCCCTTTCCAATCTGGATGACTTTGAAATGGCAAAGGCAAAGTCTGGTCAGTGGTGGGAAACAGAGGGTCAGAGAGCACTTGCAAACAACTCAGCGGTCTATAACTCAAAGCCGAACACGGCTCAGTTTCTTCGGGAATGGAGAAATCTCTATGAGTCAAAATCAGGAGAACGCGGTATTTACAACATGGACTCTGTTCGCAAGCATACCGACAAGTTTGGAAGAAGAGACTCTTCAAAGGTTGTAGGGACAAATCCTTGTGGTGAAATTTTACTTCGTGCCAATGAATTTTGCAACTTGACGGAGGTGGTGATCGACGAAAAGGATACAGAAGAAACCTTAAAGGATAAGATTCGACTTGCCACAATCCTAGGTACCTGGCAGTCTAGCTTAACAAACTTTAAATATATTCGCAAATCCTGGAAGGATAACTGTGAAGAGGAAAGGTTACTGGGGGTATCTTTAACTGGAATCTTTGGAAACCCCATTACAGGAACAGTACACAAGGGTCTGGGAGATATGCTCGACAGGCTCCGTGAATCAGCTGTTGAGGAAAACAAAAAAGAAGCAGAGATCCTTGGAATAAATGCATCGGTTGCCATTACGACCGTAAAGCCATCGGGAACTGTATCTCAGCTTACAGGAGTTTCTAGTGGAATTCATCCATGGTATTCAGAATATTACATCCGTACCGTTAGGGCAGACAACAAAGATCCATTGACAGCCTTTCTTAAAGACTTCAATGTTCCTAATGAGCCAGATGTGATGAAGCCAGAAATGACAACTGTCTTTTCTTTTCCTATAAAGTCCCCAAAGAATGCGGTAGTAACAAAAGATGTTTCAGCAATAGAGCATCTTGAGATCTGGAAGGTGTACAGAACCCACTGGACAGAACACAATCCTTCTGTAACTATCAGTGTAAAAGAAGATGAGTGGCTAGATGTTGGAGCCTGGGTATTTAGAAACTTTAACTCTATCGGTGGAGTATCGTTCTTGCCAGCCTCAGAGCATTCTTATAAGCAAGCACCGTATCAGGAGATTACGAAAGATAGATACGAAGAGTTGTTGTCTAAAATGCCAAAAAACATACCTTGGCAATCACTCCCACTATATGAACTAGAGGACAACACCATTGGTTCTCAAGAGCTTGCCTGTGCTGCTGGAGCTGACTCATGTGATGTTGTTGATTTAGTTTCTGCTTAAATAGGTTGGTCGGTAAGGCGGGACGGCGCATGAGGCTGTCCCGCTTTGCTATAATTGGGTAGGAGGTCAAATGAGTAACGTTTCTAATCTTTATGCAGCAAAGGTTTACTCAGAACACCCCCTTGCAATATGGCCTCTGGACGACGATGTTTCGTATGTTTCATTGATTACAAATGAGCAGAGATCTTTTGAGGCAGCCTCACCTTACTCAGGGTGGACAGTCCTAAGTGGATCGGCAAACGACTCCCTATCCTTGCCAAATGAGGGATCTCCGTTCAACAGCAACGCCTACTCTGGGATTCAGGGTGATGTTCCGGCCACCAACGGAACAATCGTAGAGGCAAAAAGCCCAGACCTGTTTATGTTTAGTGATTGTAGCCAGGAATTAGAAACATTTTCTATAGGGATGTATCTATATCAGGACACTATATATTCCACTCAGCATGAGTTTGGGTATGAGTATTATGACGAAGGAACATCTTCTTGGGTTGAGGTCTTAAGCGTTGTAGATTCTACTCCCAGCAAGGGGTGGATACATCTTCAAGATACCTTTACAATCCAAGAATTTGATTTAGACTACTGCCGATTAATTTTTAGGTCAACGGTAAACACGGGGGGCACCACAGGAGACTACAACTTTATTTTTAATGGGATAACTGTCGGCCAGTGGTCGGAAACAACTTCTTCAGAAAGTCTGGGGGCAACGGTAGAAAGCCCACCACTATCTTCTGGTATATCCAACAACGTCGTCCCGGCAGATCAGTATGGAGTTCTTTCAGAAAGTGCATACTATGTTGTTGAGAGCGGAAAGCTTTTGGCAAAAAATGAGGGAATCCCAATGATCTTTGGGTCTGAGAATGTAACTAAGATTTACCCATCTACAGACGGAACCCCATCCCTTATTTTTCCAAATAAAACAATGTTTTCGGAAAGCGGAAGGTATAAAAGCCAAACCCTTGAGTTTTGGCTAAAGATAAGACCACTAACAAAAGAATCAAGAAGGATTGTTGGACCCCTAGACACAAATGATGGAGTGTATGTATCTGCTGGATTTATAACCCTGGTTGTAGACAGCAAGTTTGTATCTCACAATGTTTCTAGCTGGTACAGACCCATGATCATCCACCTTTCAATAAAAAATGATACAGTTTCCATGATCATTAATGGCGAACAGGTGGGTCAGATAAGCGTTAACAAAAAAACAATGGCTCTTTCACAGAGCAGCTGGATGGGGGTATACAGCTATGAAGACATAGATATTTTGGAAATTGACTGTATATCTATCTCTCCCTACGCAATCCCACTTCAGCTTTCTAAAAAAAGATTTGTTTGGGGACAGGGGGTAGATCCTCTAGAGCTAGTAAACGACTCGTTTGATGGAGAAGAGTCAATCGTAAACTTCTCAAACTCAAATTATACGGCTAACAAGATATATCCAGATGTGGAAAGATGGGATGCAGGACACTATAACAATCTAGTTGCAACAACAAATTCTATCTCTGTTCCGGAATATGCTTTGCCAGATATATATTTAGGGGGGAGAGGAACTCCAGAATGGTATTTAGACAACAAGGCATTAAACAGTCTTTTATACCCATTAGGAAACCATCCCCTGTTTTTTACCTTTAGACCAAACATTGAGAGCAGCATCTGGGAACCAGTTTCTGGAACAAATTGGACAGAGCCATGCTATCTTAATTTTCAAGACTTAACCTTTCTTGCAAACCCGGTGAGCGCAATTTATGGAATATTTGAGGTAGAGTCTGAGGTTTTATCAAAAAGACCACTCATTCATATAGTAAACACTCTAAACAACAAGAGATTTGAAATTAATATAACGGGATATGACATAACTTATGAATTTGATGGACAAGAGCTTCCAGGAACCGCATTCTCCGTATTAAACGAACACTTTGTCGTAGGATTTAACATCCCCCAACTTTCAGAAAATTTTAACTACGAGCTTTCATCATTCTTCAGTTCCCCAGAAGTGCTTAGCCTGTATATTGGAGGCGACGGAGTAAACACCTTTGAGGGGAAAATTTATAGAATTGGTTTTGCAGATCAAAAAAACTTCTCTAAAATATCAGAATACTTTCAGGAAAGTGGAATTTCAGATAACTCTGCTCAGTCCCTGATTGAGCTTCACTACTCATCATATACCCTATCACCATTTTTTAGATATGGTACATACTTCTTGGACATATCTGTTTCTTCTGAGTGGGAAGAGTACTTCCCCCTATCGTATTTTTCCTCATACATAACAAAAAGAGATGGTTCTAGGGGGTACGACTTAGACTACTTGCAGTTTAATTTTGGATATCCATCCCTTATAGAAATAATACAGGAGATGGTGGACAATCCAGACTGGATATATCAACAACTCTTTGAGGCATACAACGATCCAATACAAAAAAGCTATGAGATGTTAGACAATGAGGTTATAAGCGGCTATGTAACGTATTCAGATTTATCCTCCAACATTGTTACAGAATACAAGATCGATACAACTCAGTCATCACTAGATGCATACGCTACCTTTCAGTTGCTTGCGGAGGGCGCAGACGAGCCACTGTCTAGCTTCATTTACTCAAAAACTCTGACAGACTCCTACACTGTCTATGCCAATGAACAAAACACCAACCTGGACCCCTACAAAGCATACAAGACAAAATTTGGGGTTATTGATGGAACGATTATCTATCCTCCAAAAAATATTAATTTTAAGGATGTGGCTGTTGTCATACATCTAAAAATTGAACAAGATGGAATAATAAGCAACCCTTTAAAAATAAAAAATCTTGAAATTACGTCTAGATCTCTTAATGAAAACGGCTTAACACCAATAGGAACAAAAACCGGAAATTCAATTTACCCATATGTAAAGAATGGGATATATTATAGCGGTAAGTCAAAAAACCCAGTTATGATCAACAAAGATAGCCTTCCGTACCTATACACGACAGAAACTAGTGGGATTAGAGTTCTTGAAAAAGGACAAAACAAGGAGTACGGAGTATCGGTACCAATAAACAAATCTAAGTCAGATAACTACCTGCTGGGAGCATTCCAACTATTCTTAAAGTATGATCAGTTTAAGGAATCCATGGTTCCTCAAGTGATGTTTAGTTTATTGCATGGAAATGGAGTTGTTGAGTTTTTAATAAACACAGACCAAACACTAAAAAGATTTAAAATTACAGCGAGGGATCAGCTAACAAGATCAGAATACCCAGGAATATCTTTTTATCAAAATGGAATAAAGATAACAAACCCATACTTGTCCAAGAATGAATGGAACGTTATTTCCGTACTTTTTGACGATCCAATAGACCTTAGTAGCCAGTCTGGATCTATAAACCTTCTTTCTGGATGTACCTACAACAACATCTCCTTCTTCAAATCGACAGGTCTTAATCAATTTGGTGTAATAGTTCCTAGACTGTGGCAGGATGTTCTTTATGGGGATCAGGATCAGATACCTGGAAACATTGTCGACTGGGCACAGGTATACGATGAAGGCGGCCTGCTACCTGATCCAAATGACTGGAAAAGTGTCTATGTCTTGGGTGAAGCCGTCCGATTCTCTACTACTCCAAAAGAAATATATTCTACCTACATGGGGACAAATATCGTTGTTGTGGATGACGACACTGGAATGTCTGTCACCAATGACGACTTTTCAGTCTACGCAGACCAAACATGGCTAAGCATAGTCAACAAACCAGTATAGTCTGCTATAATCTAACCATGAGTAATACAAAAAAATCAAAACTTGGTAAGTCAAAGGCCACAGTAATAAACAAAGCCTATGATTGGGGTTTATACTTCTGGAAATTACCCACGGGACATCTATTTAATGATGGTCAGGGAAACATGCTAAACATTCCATCAATGAGAAACGATATCTCAAAGATGGCAGAGCTTAGAAAAGCAGCAGCTGGTTATGGTCAACCAGAAGGAACCCCCTGGTTCTACCCAGGTATCAAGAGAACCACAGATGATCAGTATGCAGAGCAGCTGGATAGAATGAAAAACGGACTAATTCCAAACATAAACGATATGGGTGCAGTGTATGATGCACAACAAACCCTAAAGAAGCACGGAGATGAAGGTTAATGGAAGATCAAAGAATAAATATCTCCTATTCGGATGAAGTGGAAGAGGATAGAACTTTTCAAGAAAAGGACATATTCAACAAGTCCTGGGATGAACTAAAAGATCTTAATGGAATAAACCTTAATTTTAAAAGAAGGACAACCCGATCAGAGAACAAGATAGATAAAAGATATTATGACATTCCAAAAGATCAGGAAGGTCGAGTGTCTGGAAAGTACGCAGAGGATGCCGGGGTTAGGTCAAGGGGAGCAGGAGGCACAGAGTCAAAGCAGCTAAATCCAGGAGAAGTTTTTAGAAATGGATACGGTCTTTTCGATGTAATCACACCACCGTACAATCTTTACGAACTTGCCAATTTTTACGATAGCAACTTTGCAAACCATGCCGCAATTGATGCAAAAGTTTCAAACACGGTAGGCCTTGGGTACAGATTTGAAACGGCAAAAGACGTTATCCTTCGAATGGAAGACATGGATGTTGAGAGTGCTAGACTAAAGGCTAAGAAAAGAATAGAGCGCATTAAAGGTGACGCTATTGAGTGGTTAGAAAGCCTAAATGACGACGACAGCTTTATCACTACCATGGAGAAAGTTGATTTAGACTTGGAGTCAACTGGAAATGCCTATCTAGAAATAGGAAGGTCTGTAACGGGTGAAGTTGGATATGTTGGACATATTCCTGCAACAACTATGAGAGTCAGAAGGCTAAGGGATGGATTTACTCAAATAATCAGCGGCAAGGTTGTTTATTTCCGCAACTTTAACGCAACGAATCAAAATCCAATTACTGATGATCCAAGACCAAACGAGGTTATTCACTTTAAATCATACTCACCCCTAAATACATTTTACGGGGTTCCTGATATTATATCTGCTTACTTGTCACTTAAGGGAGACCAGTTGGCCTCACAGTACAATATTGATTACTTTGAAAACAAAGCTGTTCCAAGATATATTGTCGTCGTAAAGGGGGCAAGGTTAGATTCAGAATCAGAAGACAGATTGTTTAGATTCTTGCAGACTGGGCTAAAGGGGCAAAATCATAGAACCTTGTATGTTCCTCTTCCAGCAGATCAGGAGGGAAACAAGATAGACTTCACAATGATTCCCGTAGAGGCAAATGTTCAAGAGGCGTCGTTTGACGCATACCGCGAAAAGAACCGGAACGACATCCTTATGGCTCACCAAGTACCACTCTCTAAGCTTGGAGGGGTTGATTCTGGAGGATTGGCAGCAGCAATGTCCCAGGATCGTACATTTAAGGAACAGGTGACGAGACCAGCACAGAGATATATTGAAAAAATAGTCTCCAAAATCATTAAGACTAAGACAGATCTCATTGACCTTAAGTTTAACGAGCTGACTCTTACCGACGAAGTGGCTCAATCTCAAATACTCGAAAGGTTTGTTAAGTCTCAAATACTTCTTCCAGACGAGGCAAGAGAGAAAATTGACATGCCAACAAGATCAGATGGCAAGGGCGGAACACCACTAGAGCTTTCTGCAAGGCAGGGAATAGACGCAAGAGCAAACGCTTCTCAGAATAGGCAGAGAGACTCTGAAAGAACAAACAACAATTCTGACAGCGTAGCAACGACTACGGGAAGAAATGCTCAGGGTGAAGGCAGAAAGGTATAATTGTAACAGTTTTATAAAATGCTGTTATAATATAAACAATATGAATAAAAGTTATGTGAATGTTTGTTCTGCCACCCCAAAAGGTGTTTACGGTCAAACACTCTCGCTAAGTTCACATATATGTTCAGGAAAAGATGTGCTGTCTTATGTCTAGAATAAACAAGGCAAGTTTTAATCTTGATAATAAAGAGCTAAAGATGTCAATGCCATTTTCAAAGATAGACATAGAAAAAAGAACGGTATCCGGTTGGGCCACGACAGACTCTGTAGACCATCAAGACGATATAGTAACGGCAGAAGCGTCTATCTCAGCATTTACTAATTTTAGAAACAACATCAGGGAAATGCATGATGAGAAAAAAGCTGTGGGAAAGCTTATTTCATTTAAGCAGGATACCTTTTATGACCCAGACACAAACAAGTCTTATAGCGGTATCTTTGTCTCTACATATGTCAGCAAGGGGGCTCAGGACACATGGGAAAAGGTCCTGGACGGAACCCTTACAGGATTTTCAATCGGAGGAAGCGTAAAAGACTATGAAGACACCTACGACGACGATCTGGGTAAGTCGATAAGGATAATCAAAGAGTATGATCTTTTTGAGCTTTCACTAGTGGACAATCCTGCCAATCAATACGCAAACGTGATTAGTATTGAAAAAGGTCATACAGGGGGGTATCTTTCTAAGGCCCTCATCGAAAACGTATTTTGGTGTAATGATGATAACGTAGTTCAATTAAGTTCTGACAGTTTATCAAGTTGCCCTAGATGCGACAAGGGTATGAGCAACATTGGTTTCGTTGAGACTAATGATGCACAAAAGACAGAAGTAGTAAAGTCTATTCTTTCTACTGTCAAAAATGATGCAAAGGAGGTAAGCAAAATGAATAACGATACAGTTGAAACAGATCCTACAGAAGAACCAGCGGAAGCTGTTGTAGAAAAATCTGTTGACTCGGAAGTAGAAAAATCTGAAGACTCCGAAGTTGAAAAAGCTTCCGTCGAAAAAGACGAAGCAGAAGATGAAGTGGTCGAAGAAAAGTCTATGCACGAAGAAAAAGACATGGACGAAAAAGACCCCATGGAAGAAGAAAAGTCCATGAGTGCTGATGAAAAAGGCAAAGACGATATGTTAGAGCAAACAAAAGCACTGTCTGATCAAATCCACACGACACTCAGCAACATTGCTGACACAATGAAAGTTCTTAATGAGAAGGTAGAAGAGCTCAATAAGACCGTTGTGGGAGTCAAGGAAGATGTCAATACAGTAAAAAATGAGTTTGGAAAGCGTGTAGATGCAGTGGAAAAAGATACTGCTTTCCGTAAGTCTGGCGACCTTGGAGAGGTTGTGCAGGAGCCAATTTTCGAAAAGGCTAAAAGATCGCTATGGGATGGACGTTTCCTCACGAAGTCCGACCTATTTAACTAAAAATAAAAGAAAAAATGGAGGTGAAGTACAATGTCAGAAGAAATCTTAAAGAATCAGCCAAGTGAAGCCGGTGAATACGGAGATCCAAACCCAGGTTTATTCCAGGGTCAAGGAGCTGTTGCAGCAGGTGGAATTGGCGGAGTAACTGATCCAGCCGCTGGCGTAGTAGGAAATATTCCTAACGCTAACTATGGAGTAACAACAGGACCAAACGCTGTCAACCCAACTGGTGTTGCTGGCGGAATCCTGAATCCAGAACAGGCTCGTCGTTTTATCGACTATGTTTGGGATGGTAGCGTTCTTGCCAAGGATGGCCGCAAGGTCACGATGAGAGCAAACACGATGGAGATTGAAAAAGTCAACGTTGGTGAGCGTGTTATTCGCGCTGCTTCTCAAGCACTTGGAGAGTATACAAACGCCGGAGCAACTTTCACAAAAGTTGAACTAACCACAAAAAAGATTCGTCTTGACTGGGAAGTTTCAACAGAGTCACTAGAAGATAATATCGAAGGTGGAGCACTTGAGGATCATCTTGTTCGCATGATGACAAGTGCTTTTGCAAATGACATCGAAGATCTAGCAATTAATGGTGACGGCGGTGCAGATCCATTCCTCGGTATTATGAATGGTTTTGTTAATCAAGTCACTACAGGTGGAGACGCTCATGAGGCAGTCGTTACTGTTTCAGCAAATGCATGGACCCCAGAAACAATGCAGCAAATCATTTACGCATTGCCACGCAAGTACCGTGCAGTAAAAAGCAACCTTAAGTTCTACGCTGGCACGGATACCTTTGCAGGTATCGTTGCAAGCAACGGAACACTTGCCGATGCAATTGCAGCAGCATTTGATCCTAGAGTTGCTGGTACTTCAGAACGCAGAGAGAACTACCTTAGTGGTGCAGGACAGACCCTTGGTGGAGCTAACGTCACTCGCGTACTTGGTATCGATGTTATGGAAGTTCCTTACTACCCTGCGGATTATGTCGATCTGACATTCCCACAGAACCGTGTTTGGGGATTCCAAAGAGACATCACAGTTAACCGTGAGTACAAGGCCAAGAAAGATACAATCGAATACACAGTGTTCGTTCGTCTTGGCATCACATGGGAAGAACTAGATGCAGTAGCTTACGCAGACGCGGCAGCCGACGTATCCTGATAGTAAAAATATCTTAGGGGGGCGGGTATAACACTCGCCCTCCTAAGTATATTCTGATATAATTAAACCTAAGAGAGGTGTAAAAATGTCAAACTTTGAAAAAATGACCGTTGTTCAGCTTAAAGAATATGCCAAGGATAATGGCGTAGATCTTGACGGAGCAAAAACAAAAACAAGTATTCTTTCTATTTTGGTGGGTATAGGATCAACTGCTGGAGAGTCAGAAAACAAAAGCGTCATCAGCTCGGAAATTACTTCTCCCAAAGCTAAGGCTGTAAAATCTCCGATAAAGGTAGATGACATGGGGATAATCACAACGGCCACAGCGGATAACTTCAAGGACAAGATATTTAGCTCAAAGCCAAAGATAGAAGAAGTAAAAAAGGTTGCAATTTATTCAGAAAAAAACATGAATTGGAACAGTATAGGAAGAATATCCAAGGGATATAATATTGTTACAAAGGAGGCAGCCGATATGTGGCTTACCCGAAAGGGAATTCGTGAAGCAGAACCCGAAGAAGTAGCAACACATTACGGCCTATAGACATGGACCTATTAAGACAAACACCCTTTAACTTTTCAATAAGCTTTTCAGTACCGTCTATATCAACAGACCACATCTTAGAAATATATGGAAGCCGTGGAGACGCAATTGTTTCTGAAGTTCTAACCTCTAATGCATCTGGAGTGATTACATATGAACTTCCTATGGGATTTCAAAAGTATGATGCATCTTACCCAGTATACATATACACAATAGATGTAGATGACTTAGCAGATGAAACAGTGGTCATAGATACACTTTACATATATAGACCCTACATCAACCCCATAACGCTTTCAACTGGTACAGATTGTGATGCAGCTGAATACACTCAGCTAGAAAAAACAGCAAGATTTATCCTTGACACCCTCGTTGGAGGATTTTACTACGAGTCAAAAGCTATTGAGTTGACTGGCCTTGGATTGGATTACCTGCCACTACCCAAAAAAGCAAGTAGAATAAACTATGTTTATCAAAACAACGTGGCGGTATACAATAGATTGGTTCCGTTATCTGGTCAATATACTTATCTTATTAGCCCAGATAAAACATCACTAACAATAGACCTTGTTGGAGAATACAACAAAAAAGAATCTAGGAGTGTGCAGTTGCCAATGGCCGCATCTGATTCCTTAATGCTTTCTTCAGAAAATTATGACCAGGTTATCTCTCTAACCAATGGCGGAGGCAGCTCATTCTTTCCCAAGGGGGCTGACTTCACTATTTATGGCGAGTGGGGGTGGCCAGTAGTTCCACAAGAAATAAAAGAAGCGACTAGAATTCTTATTGATGACATTAAGTGTGGAAGGCTTGCCTATGTTAGTAGATATGTAACAGAATATGAAACAGACCAGTTTAGAGTAAAGTATGGGGATCTTGCATCAAGTGGATCGGGGAATCTAATTGTGGATAAGATTATACAAAAATACTCTATACCTATCTACAGATTAGGGGTGCTTTAGTTGTTTTGTGATCCAGAAGCATTCTATTCAATGAACTTGGATGTTTATTATTCTTATCAATCTCAAGATGCATTTGGCGCAGCAATCAAAACCTGGAACCTAAATCAAACACTCATTGGCTATGTTCAGCAGGAAGGTTCAATGGAAAAAAATTCCTTAAAGGCAGAAACATTTTTTGAGTACAGCAACAGGTTGGTGGGAAGAACATATGTTGATCCAAGAATCTCTATGGAGGGAACAGGCTATCCAATAACTAGCATGTTGATAACAAACATACAAGACTCTAAAACTGGAACCACATTCTACACAGAAAGTGCTGGAAAGAGGTCTGGAAAGCCAACGATATACGACGTAATGTCTGTAGATCCACACATAAACCCCTGGAATGAAATAGAGTATTACAAGGTTTACTTTGTTCGTTCTGATTTGCAGGAGATAAATCGTGATTAGTATAAAAATGGATGTAAAGATGCTTGAGAGATTCTTAAGAAATGCCGTATCTTACGGTAATGGATTTTTAGAGGGCGTGGCCTTGGAAAGATTAAACTTTAATAGAGTGCTGGCTGGAGTAACCGTAGAAGCTTTGGGAGAGTACATAGACCAAAAGGCAAGAATGAATTCTGATACCCTGCATCATGTCTATGAGTGGGGTCAGGTTGGAAATAGCTCAGCCAGGTTGTTTAACTTTAGTGTAAAATCTGGAAAAACCTTTATCTCTATATCTGGAAGTTTTTTGCCATCAAAGTCTATTTCAGAAACATCCTCAGAGCCGTTTGTAAACAAAGCAGATGTTATGGAAAACAAGATAGCTATAACAATAACACCGAAAAACTCAGAGGTTCTTGCTTTTGAGAGTGAGGGAGAGATGGTGTTTACATCAAGCGATGTGTACATAGCTAATCCTGGTGGGGACATGGTTGCAGGAAGTTTTGGCTCTGTAGTAGACGAATTTTTTCAACAATACTTTACGTCCTCAATCCTCAGACAACTCTTGGCAGATTTAAGAACTCCACAAGAGTTTTCTAGACTTTTTCCTCAAGGGGTAGAATCTGGTGGAAGGTCTATGGGGGTTGCTGCTGGAAGAAAATATTTTAAGGTAAGAGGGGCAGGGTTAAATGAGTCTTTCTAACTTCGGGTTTGCCCCAACTGTTGTGAATAATTACCTCTGGAGCGTAATGAAGTTGGTGGAGCCATCTCTTTCTAGTTCATCAAACTATGGATCAACCATTCCCTTTCTCCCGCTAGGCGACGCGGCAGCGGGAACCCTGGGGTGGGAAGACAAAACGTATGTTATATATGACAGAATGTTTAAAGCAATGAAAGACCCATCCTATTGGGTGAAGTGTGAAGAGGTTAAGTATCAGTTAAAGGCAAAAGAGCAAGATACTTTTATTTGGGGATCTGCAATACAGCAAATTCTTGACAGACACGATGATGCAGCAAAGGATGTTAATAGTTGGATAAGGAGCAATGGTGGGGATAACGCTTATCCCATATTCTTCCATAGTCTAAGGGTGTTTCAGCTATCAGCAAATCTGGCGAGCGATTCAACAAACACAAGAGATTTGAGCTCAAGGTCTTTTTATGTAACAGAGTTTGCAGTCGATATGAAATACCACTACACGAAATCCATAGAGGATTACCTATAAAACGGTGATATAATATAAAAGAGGGAACGTCACCATAAATAAAAATATGGAGAAAGAGGTGAAAAGATATGGCATATACACGCGGAGATTCAAAAAACATTATTGTCGGCGCAGCAGCAATGTTCGTTTCGACTAGTGCAGATTTTGATCCAGCTACAGTAGTCTTCCCAGACTTTGTTGAGGATACAAAATACATTGACACGCTAACAGACTCAGTAGATGGTCAAGCTTTGGTTCGGAACATTGGTTACACGACCAATGGTCTCGAACTTCAGTTTCAGCCAGATTTTGGGGAGGTTCAGGTAGATCAACTTCTTGACGTTGCAAAATTGTATAAGCAAGGAATGCAAGTTAATCTTAATACTGCTTTTGCAGAGGCTACGCTTGAGAACCTTTTGGTTGCTATTGCAGCACCATCAGCTGATTATAATGAAAGCACAACACTTGACAATCCAATGGATAGTGGACCTGCATCAACAGCATCCGTGCTTGAAATGACTTCAGGAGCTATTGGCGAATGTCCAGTAGAAAGAGGTCTTGTTGCAGTTGGACCAGGCACAGGAGACTGTGACCCAGGAGCATACATTGAGCGCATTTATGTTGCTTACCGTGCTCTGTCTATTGACAGTGTGACTGTATCAGCAAAAAGAGATGAAGCTTCTATGTTTGAAGTTTCATTCCGTTTGCTTCCGGCAAACAGCGGTTCTTATGGAAAAATTGTTGATAGAACGATTAACTCTACGACCTGATAAAACATAATAATAACTGAATAGTCAGCAGCCCCTAGTGCGTTTTGCACGGGGGCTGTTGTCATTTTCCACCGTTATTTTCCTGGGGTAGCTATGATATACTTTACCTATTAAATACCAGAAAGGGTAAAAAATGGCCACAAGCGTATATGAAACAACAGAAATCGAACTTATGGATGGTACAAAGATTAAGGTACGACCACTAAAGATTTCTCTTCTCAGAGAGTTTATGAAGAAGTTCGAAAGCATTGCAAAGGTAGCAGAAGACAACAGCAAGTCAATGGACATTCTTATAGATTGTGTTCAGATTGCAATGAAGCAATACTCACCAGAGCTGGCTACAGATCGTGAAAAACTAGAAGATGTGATAGACCTTCCAAACGTCTACAAAGTAGTAGAAGCAGCATCGGGAATTAAGTTTGATGACGAGGGAAACGTAGCGGCGACGGCGATTCGTGGTCTGAGCTAGATCTTGTAAAGATAGAGTCCGAAGTGTTTCTTTTGGGAATATGGAAAGACTTTCAAGACATAGAAGACAGCCTCTGCATGGCAGAGTTAACAGTAATCCTCGTCGCTAAAAGAGAAAAAGAATATGAAGATAAAAAATTTCTCGCAGCCTTAAAGGGAATAAACCTGGATGGCGAAAGCTCTCAAAAGGGGCAAAAAGAGTGGGAAGATATGAAGTCTAGAGTATTTACTGGAGGATCAGCAAAAGACTCTAACGACATAACCTCATTGCAGGGTCAGAATGCAGCTAAAGCTGGTTTTGGAATAAAGAACGGCTTGGAGTATGATTCATCAAACACCTCTAAGAATCCTATGAGATAATGGTATAATTCACTAGAGGTGATAGTTCATGGCTAACGACGTAAATGCTAATATTAACATAGGGGTTGACTCTACTCAAGCCCTTGCATCACTGAGGTCTTTGCAAAGCCAAATATCCACTTTCAACAAGTCCGTAATAGCAAGCAACGCATCCGCTATCGCAGCCCAGAAAGGGGCGGTGGCTGGACTTGCGGCCCAAATAGGGGCAACAAAACAGTTCTCGACATCAATAGTAAACGTCGAATCTAGCGTATCTCGGCTGGGTAGGTCCATAGACTCAAACAGACTGTCCCTTGGACAATACTTTAGGTATGGAATTGCCTCAAGTAAAACTTTTGGGAGTGTGTTTAAAAAAGAACACATAGAGATGACTGCTGTCGCGTCCTCAAGAGTAAAAGCCCTTCAAACTCAATACATTGCTTTGGCGGCTTCCCAAAATGGATTAACCAAGTCCATGGCAGTAAGACCTTTAAATCTATTTAACGCATCTACAGCAATAGCAACCCAGAGACAGATGTTATTTGGAAAAATGCTTAGAGATGGATCGACCGCATTAGTTAACTTTGGTAAAAATACTCAGTGGGCTGGTAGGCAGTTGATGGTTGGATTTACCGTTCCTTTGACAATTTTTGGAGGAATAGCTGGAAAAATCTTCATGGACTTAGAAAAGCAGATAGTTAATTTTAGAAGAGTGTATGGAGATGCCACAACACCGCTAGAAGAAACTAACGGAATGATCGAGCAGATAAAAGAGCTTGGTTCTGAGTTTACGAAGTACGGCATTGCTGTAAAGGACACGATGAAGCTTGCCGGAGACGCCGCCGCCGCAGGTGCGTCAGGAGACGACTTAGTGGCTCAGACCGTCGGTGCCACGCGTCTTTCAACTCTTGGTATGATAGATCAGCAGCAGGCATTGACGGCTACGATTGCCCTCCAGTCTGCGTTTAAACTAAGCTCTGACGAGCTTAATGAATCTGTAAACTTCTTGAACGCAGTAGAGAACCAAACTGTTTTGTCTCTTGATGACGTCACGATTGCGATTCCAAAAGTGGCTACCATTATCAAGGGGCTTGGCGGAGATGTTCAGGACCTATCAGTCTTCCTAGCGGCAATGCGCGAAGGTGGGGTTAATGCTGCAGAGGGAGCAAACGCACTGAAGTCAGGTCTTGCCTCTTTAATTAACCCTACAAAAGGAGCAAGAGACCAGCTTGAAGCGGTAGGAATAAACATCGACTCAATTATTAACGCCAACAAAGGGGACATTAGAGGGATGGTAATGTCTTTTGGGGAAGCTCTGGGAACTTTAGATAAATTCTCAAAGCAGCAAACACTTGCAAAGGTTTTTGGAAAGTTTCAGTTTGCAAGACTTGGGGCACTGTTTGAAAACATAAACGAAGATGGATCTCAAGCACAGAGGGTAATTGACCTTACTGGTCAAAGCGTTGAACAGTTAGCTGAACTTGCAGATAAAGAGCTTGGAGCCATCGAGGATTCCATTGGTGTAAAGTTTACAGGAGCCCTAGAAAGACTAAAGCTTGCAATCGCCCCAATTGGAGAGATGTTTCTAAGAATTGCAACCCCAATAATTGAAGTGGTAACAAGGCTTTTGAGTAAGTTTGACGATCTTAGTCCAGGAGTCAAGACTTTTATTACCGTTCTTATGGCAGGGGTAGGAATAGTTGTCCCATCAGTAATTATGCTAATTGGTCTGTTTGCTAACTTTATTGGTCAAGCTGTAAAGGGTGCTGCTATGTTCAACAACTTCTTTAATAGAATTCGGGGTGGAGGATCAGATTTGAAGTATTTGTCTTCTGCAGAACTTGATGCAGCCGCAGCTGCCGCTTCTCTAGAAGGAAAAACAACAAGCCTGACCAATGCACTAAACTTACAGAAAACTTCCGTAATGAACCTTTCTAGAGCCTATCAAAACTATGCGGCAAGTGCAGTATCCACAGCAGCGATTATTCCTAGAGGCTTCTCTGGTGGAGCACCGGGGGCAGCCCCAAGGAGGATGGCAACTGGTGGATTTGTTGCGGGAAGGGGAAACAAAGACACAGAGCCAGCATTGCTTACCCCAGGAGAGTTTGTAATTAATGCAGAATCCTCTAAGAGGTTTGGACCACTGCTTACATCCATCAACGAGGGTAATTTTGGAATGTTTAACGAAGGAAGAACTTTTGGAAAAAGGTCATTTGACGTAGGAGGGGAAAGTATATCTCTAAGCGTCGCTAACAAATCAACAGAGGCTGCGATTAACCGTAGAATTGCAGAAGCTTCGGGTATAGGCGAATCAGCATTAAGGGCTCTTGGCAGAGAGTTAAATCAATTAGTTAACGAGGTGGGTCTTTTAACTCCGCAAATAGATAGTGCCCTGAGAGCGGCACCAGAGCTAAGTGGAATGAGATCCATAAAAGACAAAAATTATTCGGCACCAGAGTTTATAAGAAAACAAACTGCAGGCCTAGGATGGGAATCAAAATCTAAAGAGATAGAGGCAATACAGTCAAGAGTTGCTCAAAAGTGGAACCAGTACGGGGGGGCTACGGAAAAACAGCTAGGAAATATGGCTTCCGTCCAAGCCTCTCACTTAACAAAGATGGAGGACAGCTTTGGGGGCAAGATTTGGTCACCAAAAAACCTGACCCCAGACCTGGGAGCTATAAACAACTACCTTAACAGAGTAGAGTCAATGACACTAGACACTGCCAACGGTTCTGAGGTAATGAGCGAGCTAGTAAAAGCAACAGGTATGGAGTATCAAGAAGTGTTGTCGGAAGTCCAGCGCCTCCAACAGGGAATTCACCCACAAACAAGGGAATCTTTCGAGGTTTTAGATGCCTTGGCAGGACTAGATGAGCAATACTCTTTGCAGGAAATACAAGCAAGAGAGCAAACAGGTTTGTCACAAAAAAGAACAGGACAAATGAAGAATGCTTTGGGGGTAAACGCCGCCAGCGGAAGTCAGGCATCAGCCGCGCTAGCTACAACTCAGGTAAGGCTTGCCGATAACTCATCATCGTCTTATATTAACACGATGAAACAACGAGCTTATCGTGAAGCAGAAGATGTAACTCAAGGTGCTGTCGATGGTGGGAGAAGTGGGCAAGGGTCGAATTCTCCATCAAAAAAGATGAAGGTAGTGGGTGAAGAATTTGTTGATGGGTGGGTTTCAGGAGTAGCTGGCAGCAAAGGGGAAGCGGTACGGGCATCTCAAGCAATGTCAGAGTCTGCAGTTCAGGCAGCAAGATCAGGACAACTCAGCATTCTCGACATAAATAATAGTCCAGTACAGGGAGAGCTTTTCAGCACATCAGGTATGCAGGGTTCTGGAGATGGGTTTGTTCCAAATGTAAACGGTCCAAGACAGGGTGACCAGGGGAGAATTCATAACATAGAACAGGCACACGGGGCTGCCATAGAACAAAATACGAAAAATGTTTTAAAATCTTCAGTTGCGGCAGAGTCGTTAGGAAAAGAACAGTCGAAGCTTAGGGGTGTTTCTTCAAAATTTGGAAAGACATTGACTTCAGGAGGATTAAAAGTAAATGGAGCAATGGGGGCTGTTAGTGGAATGGCTTTTGCTGCATCCATGATGGGGGGGGGAATGGGAGAGTTTGCTCAAAAAATAATGCCAGCAGTCTTTGGTCTACAAGGATTGATTATGGCTTTGCCAATGTTAATGAATCCTATTGCCTTGGCCGCAGTTGCAATTGCTGCCGTAGGGGTAGGATTCTGGATGCTAGATAATAATAGAAAAAATCTTCAGGAGAAAATAATAAAGTCCTCTATTGCAATGGATGGATCATCTAAAGCCTTTGATGAGCTATCAAAAGAATTAGGGGGGATGAAGCCATCAGAAAAGTTTTCAGCAATATCTTCAGGAATGTCGGGTGAAAAAAAACAAAAAGCTTTGAGTGAAGGGCAAACGTTTTTAGAGTCAGAGTCTGGAAAGTCAATGACAGAAAGAGCAAAACTTTTATCTGGAAAAGAAAGAAAGAATGCCATAGAGAGGGAGATTATACAGTCTCTTGCGTTTGACATAATTTCTCCAGAACAGGCTGAAGGTGTGGCTAGGGCAATGGGATTGGCACTAAAAGACCCAATACTTGGAGTCTCTCTGGTTTCTGGAATAAACAGCTATCTTTCAGGATCAAGTCCCGAAATCACCAAGGGTATAGAAGGAGTCACAAACTCCATAATTGAAGACGCAGCAAGGGCTATTAAAGCAGCTGATGATCTTTCAGCAAAAGAGCTAGAGCTAAAAAACCTAAACATTAAAAAGTCTCAAGCTGATTCAGTAGGTTTTTCATACTCTGATTCATCTTTTGATAAAGAGGGAGATGTAGTTATCTTCACTGACGAAGATAAAAAAAGAATGGAAGAGATTCAGAAAGAGTTTGCCACAACGGGGGATGCGGTAACGGCAAGCATTGGTCCAATGATAGACAACTCAAGAAAGCTTGCAGAAGCACAAGCTTATCTAAACCTTCAGTGGAGAAGTGGATCTATAGATGCGGCTGGATATACAGAGGCTACAGATAGTATTCAGTTTGGTCAAGCAGCTTTAGCTGCTACTTTTTCAGAATTGCAAAAGGGAACATCTGATTCAAGTTTTTCTGAAAATTTAAAGATGGCATCTCTTGCAATTGGAATGACCGCAGAAGATTTCTCTAGAATGGAGGACCAGGCAAGAGGGCTTGAAGAAGTATTAAAGACAACATTTGGAAAAGATAATGAGTGGGCAGAAAGTGCGTCAAACTCTTTACAGTTTGCTCTAACTAGTGGTGCTATTGACTCGGCAACCGCAGGGACTCTGCCAAAGCTTCTTGAAAACAAACAATATGAGAACATAGTTAACCTATCCCTTGAGGGTGATGACCCAGCACTACTTGCAAATGTAGTAAAATCTTTAAATCAAATTGAAATGCTTCCAGAACCAATAAAGACACAAGTTTCTTCTGAATTTTTAAGCGGAGATTTTGATACCCCCGCAGAATTTAACTCTTGGATACAAAAAACATTAACCATGGCATCTTATTTTGCAAAAAGTCCAAAATTGCAGATGGAAGCTTACGTTTCTTTAAATGAAGGATCTATCACTACAGAAGAAATAACTAAACTAGAAAAGTTTTTTAATAGTATAGAAAAAAATTCAAAAATTTCTGCAATAGTAGATATTGATACTGTTGGAATTAAATCACTAGATGAGGCAAATACTCAGTGGGACGAGTTGGGAAAGAAAAAAGAAATATCTAAAGTTATAAAAATGAATGATGAATTTAGTAGCGTTGCCGATAAGTTTAAAGCACAAATGAGCATTCTTGATGGGATACCAGATATATTTAAAAAAGCGGTACTCCTTCAAATGAATGTTGTTGCCAATGCAGAGATTAACCTAGGGTCAGCACAGGATTCTTTGGCCGCAGTTCCTGAATTTGGAGATGGGCCTTCTAGTGCGGGATACTTAGCAAACATCAACAAAGAACAAGATAGAATAAAAAAGGCAATGGATTCAATTCAAAGTCTTGTAACCGAAGGAACAAAAGCAACAGTTGAAGATCCTCCGGGTGATGACGGCAGTGGAGGGTCACCTGCAAAGTCTTTTTTCCAACAACTTCTTGATGATACAAAAGCAGACCTTGCTCTTTTCCCAAAAATGCTAAACAAGCTTAAAGGAAAGGGAATTCCAGAGCAAATAATTGACATGATTGGCGGAGGAGAAGAAGGACTTAAGAAAGCAAAAGAACTTCTCAACGTAAGCAAGAAACAACTAAAAGATCTAATCACCAGCTTTAATAAAAACCTGGTAAACCAAGCAATTAAGGCATCCAGAGTAGAAAAAAATAGAAAAAAACAAAAGAACCAAGCAATCGACATTCTCATGGCGAGAGGGATGTCTAGCGAAGACGCTGTTGACTTTGCCTCCGATGCAGGAAGAGTCCAAGGACTTCTGGCAGCAGAACTAGACAAAACAGGAAAGGCTACCGAAAAGGTTGTCGGGGCCTACGAGTCAATGAAAGACGTACCAGAATACTTAGATCCAATAGAAAAAAAACTCAAAGATATTAACGATGTATACAAAGCATCGATGCTTCCTCTTCAGGAAAAAATTGACAAGCAGCAAGATATAGTTGATGCAATACAAGAAGAGTTAGATGCTCTTAAAAAAATAAACGACACTGATCAAAAGAAAACAAGGTCTCTTGAACGTCAAAAAGAAATGATTCAGAGACAAATAGAGGATCATGAAAGAATAAACGAACTAGATCAAAGAAAAATAGACACACTGCAAAGACAAGACGAATTAAGAAATCGTGAAGCAAGTGCTATGGGCCATGAGCTAGAAGTTCTTTCTGACATGGAAAAAAAGATTCGTGAAACATATGCGGAAAGAATTGATGCACTAGAAAAGGTATCGAGCCTAAACAATAACATCGTGCAACAGCAAAAGGATCAACTTGGAGTGTCTCAGGCCTTGGCAGAAGGAGATATTTACGCCGCCACTATCGCCGTACAACAGATGAGGCAGAATCAAGTTCAGGCAGCACAGCAACAAACAAGGGGTGCCTTAAATCAGTCAATGGAAAGTTCTGTTGATAGTCTTAAAACAAGCGGCGGCTTGACAAGAGACGAGGCAGAAGAAAGAATTAAGCAGATAAAAGAACAGTCTTACCAAACCTCATTGCTCATCAGGGATGTCGAAGATAAAATATTTAGTAACAACCTGCTTCTAATTCCTCTAAAGGATCAGCTATTGTTAAGGGATAGAGAGATACGAAACATTGCAGATGTCATTTACGACAGAGAGACACAAATACTTAAGATAGAAGAGAGCAAGCTCGAACCAGCCGCAAAACTGTTGGAAAGTTACTCAGAGCAAGCACAAGAAAAGAAAAAGCAACTTGACATAGACTCAGGATTAATTGATGGGGCAAACCTGTTGTCAGAAATGACAGATGATCAAATTGAAAGAGCTGGTCTTTTAGGATCTGCTTGGTATGAAGTGGGGAAGCAGATTGATCAAGCCATGAAGCTAGCAGCAAGGCAAAAGGTAGAGCTAAACAACGTCAAGCCAATGGACAAAACAAAGAAGAACTATGACTCAAAAATAGCCCAACATAACCTAAAGGTAGAGAGAATAAATAAAAGATTAGATTCAACCGTGGACGCAATCCTAGGTTCAGGACAGGATGCACTTAACAAGAATATGGGTGGGAGAATTATGAACAAGGTTGCTGGAAGCATCCCTGGTTCTGGAGGAAGAGACTCTATAAGTGCAATGCTGACACCAGGAGAGTTTGTTGTTCGTAAGTCTATGGTGGAAAAGTATGGAGCCCCAATGCTTAAGGCAATAAATCAAGGATCGTTTGTCATGCCAAAATATATCTCAGGTCCAGATACCCCTAGCATTAGCAGCAAGGGTGGTGCATCTACAAGCATTAACGCTCCAGTGTATAATAACTTTAGCGTCAGTGTGAGCGCAACAACAAACGCCAACGCTGACGACATAGCAAACAAGGCTGTCATGAAAATTAAACAAATGCAGAATATGCAAGTGAGGAGCAATCGTGGCTAGTAGTGGGTATATGTCTGGAAGGAAGGCATACTTAAAGGGGGCAAGCCGCCCCCAGGCAATTCTTTTGTCAAACAACTCAGGAACGCTTGACAGTGGTCAATATGTACCAACAGGCATTGAGGGGGAAGATTTTATCATACTTACCGATGGAAATAGATCAGAAATATCTATAACACCTCAAAGAATTGAGTCACGACAAAGAATGGTAAACGGAAATATGCGTTCGTATTGGACGGCAGATAAGCTAAACCTAACCACCTCCTGGGCGAGAATACCATCTAGGGCATTTTCTGGAGAAGTTTCCTTTGACAACACAACTGGTCAAGTGGTTGAAGATGCATCGACATATTCAATGTATACCGTTGATGGGGGTGCTGGTGGTGTTGACATTCTGTCTTGGTATGAAGATCATACTGGACCGTTTTATGTTTTTCTTGCATATGACAAGTTTAGGGTTAATGGAGTGGAAAACTTTAATAGGCTTGGGGGGTACAATCAAGTGTTAAAAATGTTCATATCTTCCCTTGACTACACTATCGAAAAAAGAGGCGGAACTTGGTCAAGCGGGGGGACTTCAACTGGATTTGACTTCTGGAACATCAACCTATCCTTGGAAGAAGTTTAATGTTTAAATCGGAAGAGCTTGCCAATCACTTAAAGACATCAGATACTGTTCAGGTAGAATCGGCGGTATATGCTGAGTGGAACATGAATCAGCCTGATAACATCGCTAGGCTTGGAAACTACAGATACAGGCCAACGTACACCGCATCTCAATACTACTTGCTACCAATGAGCTATGACTCATCAGACATTGGAAATTACTATACTGGAGCAACTGACGCAGATGTTGCCATTAGCAGTGGATTTGACGATGACGATCAACCAACTCTGTTTATCTCACAAAAAGAAAAAATGAAACTTCTATATTCACTTGAAGAGTGCATAAAGCCCCACAGACCAAGGTCTGGAATAAACAAGCCTTTGTACCTTGGAAGTTCCGGCAGCTCCTATGAATCTTCTCAATACATCACAAACCCATCTCCAATAAACAAGGAGACGGGGGTACAAGAGGTAAATCAATCTTACATAGTCAGAAGACCTAGATACTACATGTCTCACAAAGATGACTTGTTTAAATATTGGACATCCTATAGAACTGAGTATGGACTTCCCACCCCAAGAATAGGTGAGTCGGATGCTGCGACTTTAAGGCAGGTAGAGCGGGGAATATCCTTTACAGACAACAATACCCACTATATAGAAGATGCAGTCCCATTTGTCGTCTATAAGGATCGGGTACCATCAAACAAGATAGTCATAAAGGTTCAAACAAACGTCGGAGACATAGATCTTGGAAACTTGAGATATGGTGATGAATCAATACCCGATCCAATGTATGGAGATTTAAATAAGACTACCCCAACATCATGGAGAATTGAAAAACTAAATCAGGATAGTAGTTGGGAAGAAATAGAAAGCTTTGGAGCAAACTCTTCGAGAGATGACGGCTCCGCGATCCTGGGACCAGACGGGATATTAGAGGTTTCCTATGGACTAAACGTACCAGAAGAGTATCAGGGAATTTTTATATTTGCAGATACAATTTCTAGCAGCACCCTTCTTCCAAGCAGTGCCCCAGAGGGCTACTCTTATTTGGTAAAAGAGACAGATCACGAACTGGGAATGATGTATGTTTATATAAACTCTCTGTGGGAGAGCTTTGCCCCAGATTACTCCTGGAAGGTTTCAAGCGAAGAGATAAACTACAACAGCAAGTTTGTGAGTAATACCTCAAACCCAGATTACTTTTTTGATTCTAATGGTGTAAAAAAGTTTAGGGAGTTTGAGTGGATAGGGGGAATAAGAATTGTTGTTCAGACAATGAACAAAAATAACTGTACCCTTGACCTAATTGAGTTTTCTCCAAGACTTCTTGTTGATATTAGTGATTCTGTTTCCTCTTTTTCAATTACAAAAACAATGTCAGATTTAGGAAACAGCTCTTTGCCAGTAAGTGGGCTGTCCGTTTCAACAGGTTCCTTGGAAATTTTCGACGTTGACTTTTCTTTTAACCAAAATAATAACTTTGATTTTGACTTAAATACGGGAAGCATTCTTTCCCCCTACCTAGACATGCCCATAAAGTTTTTATTCTATGATATTACAAAAAATGTAAACGGAATAGATTATTTTATTCCAATAAAAACTATGTATTCGGAGTCATTCCCTCAAGTAACAGGATCGGCTTCGACCGTTAATATTCAAATGAGAGACCTATTCTTTTTTCTTGAATCGATGCCCGCCCCTGAAATATTACTTACTGACACTTCCTTAAGCTCAGCGATAACCGTCCTTCTTGATTACGCTGGTTTTTCAAATTACAACTTTAAGAGAATTACAGGATACCCAGAAATAATAATTCCATTTTTCTTTGTTGAGCCAAATCAAAACATTGCAGAGATATTGCAAAAGTTGGCGGTGGCCAGCCAGTCAGCAATGTTTTTTGATGAATACAACAATTTAATAATTATGTCAAAAGAATACCTACTACCCAACACGGAAGAAGAAAGGGCAACTGACAACACCCTTTATGGACAAGTTGAGGGGGATAACCTTCCGAACATTATAAATCTGTCAGCACAAGACAAGCTGGTTTACAATGATGGTCAGGTTAACTACACAACTAGATACATTCAAAGGTCTATTGGGTCTACTCAAACAGCACAGAAGATTGATCAGTATAAACAGTTTGTGTACAAGCCCGTTCTTTTGTGGGAAGTTCAGGGGAGAGAATCAAGGCAAACCCTCAACCAGATAGGGGCACAGAATGCAGGATACACCCTGGGGGCGGTACCATTAAACTCAGACCTATCAGAAGATCTCCCCTACGTCCTTGGAAACATCATATACAATGACATTATTGACGTTGGGGAAAATGTGTATTGGATTCCATCATATTCAGGATACTTTTATGCTAGTGGAGAGATTATTAGATTTGAGTCAATAGAGTATGCCGTATCAGGACAAGCAAGCCCTGTATGGATAAATAATAATCAAGAGTATCAAAACTATATGTCTGCACTCACGTTTAATGGGAAGATGTATCCAACAGGAAACGTAAGAATCTACACAAAGCCGGGTTATGAGCTTGTGGATGGGGTGTCCAGCATGACGGATGGAGTGATTGTTAATAACGGCAGGGGTCAGTTTGGGACACCAGTTGCATCTCACAATGCTGGATTAATCAATGACAACTATTGGACAAATAATGATTATGTCCGTGGCTGTATTATGGATGCATCAAAGTACTTGTTTACCACTGGATCTTACATAGATTATCCTTCAGGACTTTCTCAAGGGGTTGCCGGAAAGATCAAGAATGAACCTTACCTTGACGCAGACATCCTTTCACAATCATCAACCAGGAACGGAGTAATTAAAAACTTTCTTGCAGATAGATATGCTACAGAAGAAGAGATAAACTACTATAAAACAACGGGACCAGGAACAGTTCAAACCTCTGCCCTAATACTCAACGGTCCAAGGTTTGATGAAAGCTTTGCTCCATCTTCCTTTGTATCCTACGTCTACAAAGACTTTGTTGATCAAGGTGGCCAGGCAGTTCCATACAAGCACTTTGGGACAAGAATGAGGATAATTGGAAAGGTGGAGTCTGGAACTAATAATTCTCAAACACCCATAGGTGGGTATCCGATGTTTGAGGGGGTGTCCGGTGGACATCTGTATGAATCCTCCGGATCGATATCACAAACTTCACCAGAACAGCAGATAAAAATTTATGGAGGATCTGGTGGGGTCGGATTTGGAATAAACAAGACAACAAATAATGGATATTTTTTTGAGATTGTAGCTCTTACGGCAGATAATGTTGATTCCTATGCTTCAAACAACAGCTCTGGAGTGAAGTCTGCAAACATATTAATTTCCCCAGCAGCTACCTGTGTTGCCAACACCGTAACTGTTTACACAGAAAATCAGTTTGACTTCCAGGTGGGAGAATTGGTTACGGTTTTGGGTCTGGTTGATGCAAATGACCCAACAAACACAAGAACTCCTCTAAACGGAGAATACTCAATCACTGCAATAAACACAAACAAGAAATCATTTCAGTATGTAGTTAGTCCATCATCCCCCCTCACAACAACAGCATCGACGGGAGGAAATGCATCTCAATCTATTGCAGAATACACAAACATCTCAAACATATACTTCTATAAAGTTCTTTCTGATGGAAATGGAAATGCGGTACCCGTAAAACTTTGGTCCGGTCTTGGTCAGATTAACGTTGACGGTGGAGAGTTTATCGGTCAGAATAGGTTAGCGGGAGAGTCGTCTACAACGGTATACGACCTCGCTGCGGAATATGTGAATGTTGGAACAGCAAGAAGATTTTTTCTATACTTAAATGGAAAACAAGTTGCAACAGTTGACGATACAGATCCTCTACCCGAGTATAACAACATGGCAATATTCTCTAGAGGGTCTTCGAGATGCATGTTTGAAAATGTATATGCACTGGCAAGCAACTATTCAGAAAACACAACCTTCACCCTTGACACCGGAATATCAAAAATATTTGGAGATTCAGAGGTGAACGCAACAGAAGCACTAAGAAAATATGCAATAAGTGGAATAATTCAGAAGACCTATCTGTCTGGAATTAGTTCGAGCGAACCACCAAAGCATAAGATTTATTTTGAAGAATTTGGAACAATACTGAGGGAGATGTCCCACTTTAACGTTAAATATGACAGAGCTTATCCAGCACTGTATGCAAAGCTTATGAAAATTCTAAACAGGTATCAGGGCTACTCTGTCTCCGGATTCTATGCTGGTTCGTATGGAGCGGATTTTTTAATTTTTAACTGCACAGACTTCTTATTAAATCTTGACGATACATCCGGAAACTATTTAAGAATTCAGGGAATAGCCTTTACTCAGGACACAACCTATAGCCTAACAGTAGATGACTACTACAAGAAAAAGTCTATTCTCAAGAACACGGAAGTCGGATCATCCTCAACCATATTCAATCCACTTAGAGTTATAGATGAGTATGACAAGATTAAAAACTCTAGAATTAAGTATGGAATAAAGCAGTTTTCGGCAATAGACAGTCCATACATCCAAAGTACCGATGTTGCGGAGAGCATTTTTGGTTGGGTAATAGACAAAGTTCGATCCCCCAAAAAATCTGTCGGGATAAACACTTTTGCCACCACAAACCTGCAGCTTGGAGACATTTTAACAATCGATTACAAGGATAGTCAGGGCGGCTTGATTGACATAATATCTCCAGACAATACAAGGTTTGTCGTGTACAATATGGAATACAAAAAGGATGATTCCGGACTTACAACTACGTTATACTTGGTAGAGGTATAATATGGGATTTAGCAATTATGGAGACGTAGAGGCAGCTCTTAGGGCAGAGTCTGACCTTTGGGGTGCCGATCAAAACAAACCAGGGTTTGAAGCTGCAAATGCAAATGCTAACGCGGCAAGGGCTTGGTGGGCAAACTATCAATCTGCTCCTCCCGCGCCCCAATCTCCACCACCTCCACCGCCTCCCCCTCCAACCCCACCAAGCCCATGGATTACAACAAGCTCTTATAAGTCCCCCTCTGGAATAAAGCAAGCTCAGCCGGACATTGTTTTGGATTCAGAGGTAACAACATCTGCAGACTATATTGCTGAAAGATTTTTTGAAGAACTCGGAGGAACAGAGTTGATAAATTTATCTAGACATGACTTAATTGATGGGGTTCAGGTATCCTATAACCCAATAGCAAACTTATCAAAACTAAGACAAAGATTTAATCCAAATAACATTATTGCCACTGATGCCCTTTCAGATAGTGAATTTGCAAGATCAAGCATAGATTTGGTTTCAAGAGGAATGAATATTCCACTTTTCAATAGTAGCGGAAACTTAATCGTAGAAGTTGATATAATTAGGTCAGAGGAAAATATTGAGGTTGAAATTTCTCAAAGCGGAACATTGATAAGGATTGAATTATGATTACAGACTCAGGAAAAGAAATTATATCAAAGTACCTTTTGGGACAGATTCCATCATATGCAAGCCACATATCTATTGGATGTGGAGCAAAGCCATTAGATGCAAATGATGTCGCCCCCTTGCCAGCAGAGCTAGCAGCAAAAACTAAGATGGATTTTGAGATGATTCGTGTACCAATATCATCAAAGGGGTTTGTTGACGATAACGGAACAACCAAGGTTTCCTTTACAGCAGACCTTCCAAAAGAAAACAAGTACGACATTACTGAAATAGGTCTGTGGTCTTCCGGAAGCAACAGTCTGGCAGCAAGCTTTAACAGTCGGACAATATTTAACTTTTCAGAAGATTGGCAAGCCCATAGCACATCTATCTCAAGCATAACAACCCCAACACCACTGGGAATAACGGGAGATATAACAACAGCCCTTAAACAGTTTAGAGCATCAAGCAGTGACAGCGTTTTTTCTACCTCAGAGCGCAGATCAAGAAAGGAGGGTCCAAGATTCCTTGATTCAAAAATTTTATTAAGGGGAGACTCCTCTGTTATTCAAGGGGCAACAGGCTCCTGGAGTGGAGAAAATCCATCCTTTAATGTAAACAACAAAGAAAAAGCTGGAACGACGGCAATCCTAACAACGGTAACCCACCTTCTTAATGTTGGGGATAGCATAACGGTAAATATATCTGACTTAGAGTTTGATGGAACCCATGAGATTACTGCAAGAACCAACACAGAGATAACATATGAGCACGACCTATCCAGCACCGTTGCGTCCATTGCAGCAGCGGGAACCGTGGTGTTTTCAGGATCAACACATATCCATCTAAACGCCATCAACTTTGATATCTCAAAAAACTCACCATCAGACACCATATCCCTAGCCTTTAGTTTAATAGATAAAGATTCTGTAGGGGGTGGAGATCCCGACTATGTAAAGATACTTGTTGAATTTTATAGAAATGAAACATCTATTACCACAGGATTTGCAAAGGCAGAAGTGTATATAGCTGGGGGTGAGTTTGCCAATGATAGGTACAAGGTTGTCGAGATTCCAATATCTAGCTTAATCACAAGCCCAGACTTCAGCTCGGAGCAAATAAGAGTAGCAAGGGTTTTTGCATCGGTAATCTACACGGCATCAGGAGAGCAGATGTCCTCACCCCTTCACTATGTGGAGCTAGAAGGACTTCGGATTGAAAATGAAACTACAATAAATCCAGTATATGGAATGGTTGGATACTCCATCGTGAGAACTCCTGATGGACAGCCAATTCATAAATATAAGAATACCAACAACTATGTTGAATTTAGGTTCAATCTGGATGTGGGATAATGCCACAGATATCAATACCAAAAGAAAACTTTTTTGAAACCGACATCTACACTAGAAAAGAAAGCGTAAGATATAGGATTGTCTCCGAAAACAAAAACAATTTTTCTTACTGGTCTCCAATATTTTCCGTAGATACCGGATTTGACTTCATTCCCTATAACAACGTCACAGTAGATAGGACATCAACGCAGGTCTCAGCTTCCTGGGCACTAGCTCAAGTAAAAAAAGATGGTATAGACATCGCACTGCTGCCAGAATACGATGTTTGGATTAGGCTGGGGCTATCTGAGGCAACGGGAGATTGGAAATACTCCCAAAGAGTTATAGGAAACTCCTTTAGTTTGGTGGAAGATGTGGGTGTTTTGGCAATCAGCTATGCAAGTGTAGAGGTGTATAGGCCAATGAGACCAACCGATCATAGAATTGACCTATACGAGGTAGACCAGAGCGCAGCAGCCCTTAAAGTTGATCTCATAAAAGACACAATAATCATGCCAACTGCGAACATCAGTAACGGTGATGCCATGAGATACACCTCCCCCACACCCCTTGGAGGTCTGGTTGACGATACCACATATTACGCAAGAGTATACGCCACCAATGAGGTTACCTTTCACCCAACAAAACAGGATGCGATAGATGACACGAATATAGTAGACATAACATCAACAAACAACTTCTTTGGATATTTTAAGTCACAAGAGTCCCTAGTTTATGATTTTTTGCTATACTCAGAGTATAACGTTCCATCGTAATGATATAATTAACCAGGAGATAAAATGGCAAGAGTACCCCTTCCCGACAAGGGACAACCCCTAGACGTAACGTATATCTATCAGATAGCTAACGCGGTCAATGATATATCAGATGCCATATCTACGGCATCATATAACTACACCTCCGTAGACACAAGATCCCTCGGCAGACAAGATCTAAAAAACAACAATGCAAAGTTTTATGCAGGATACAAGGATATCGTTACAGAAGAAAACGTTTCCTCAAACACCACAAAGCCATGGGCAATTGACTTTGCATCAGACTTTAAATACATTCCCGTAGTCACCGCAACTCCAGTAAATATTGGTACTAGTTCGGTGGGAAACGATGTAACGGTCGTCATTACTCAGGTATCTACAACTAGGGTAGAGGGAGTTGTTAGGTTCAATTCCTCTGGACAAGTTAGTACATCTGTAAACATTATTGCAATTGGCATCCCAGCGTGATATAATTAACCGCTATGTTATCTTGCAGAAGGTGTAAAGGGAAAGTTTTTGTTGATAGGCTATTTAGCTCTGAAAACCATCTAGAGACTTTTTGCATTATTTGTGGGGCAAGAAGATTTTATCATAACTGGAGTTCAGATAACAGGGAGGCCGTATGGCTGCTGGAGACGGAGAAGAAGAGATCAAGAACAACACAATCACCGTTATAAGAAGGCCAAGAAGAAAAGTCTGGTTCTTAAACGGAGATTTGGTTAGAATTGCTCATACCAGCAGGGCAGCAGGAATTGTTACATTAGACAATTTAACAAAAGACAAAAAAGAAGTAACGACTATTGTCGAATTTAAAAAGAAAAGAAAAAGAGCTTTTACTGTAAAAGAAGCAGCTACCCTGTTAAACTATCACAGAAAGCACATCCCCAGACTTGTTGAAAAAGGTTTAATACCCAACCCAATAGGCGAGCTTCCAGGAGGGGTCAGGGCATTTCATCATCTATCATACTACTCAGAAGACATCATCATGGAGGCAAGAAGAGCAATGGCCCAGATACACCATGGATGCAAAAGAAAAGATGGATTGATTACAAACAACAAGGTACCCACTGAGCAAGAATTGCGCTATGCCATGGGGGATGGTATCCTTCTTTATACAAAAGATGAAAATGGCAAGTTTACCCCAATATTTTCTGAAACAATATAAGGGTTGACAGGAGGCTTAGCTTCTGATATTATAAAAACACACAAAACTACGGAAAGGTTTTTTATGGAACCAACGAGAATACAGTGGACTTTGGGGTACACGGTGAATGTAGGAAACTTCCAGTCACTGCGCCTTGATTGTCAGATAACAGACTATAAGCACGAAGCCGAAACAGCAAAAGAGGCATCTGATCGTGTATACGCTTTTGTAGAGCAAGAGCTAGTAGAAAAACTCAACCAAGCAAAGGAAGAATTAGGATGAAAAACAAAGAAAACAACTCAAACGCATACATCGCACATGGAGAGAATGCCTTTCTTATTTGTGGATACGGAAACACCTATGGATCAGCCCTAAAAAAAGTGGGTAAGCTAATTGATACCACTGTAAAGAAGAACCCAGAAATCCTGGTTCTTGGACTGAACTCCTCATATGATGAAAGCGGAGAGTTCTGCGTAACAGCAACGCTATCTACAGCAGGTGTCTAGTGTCTGATCGTAAGAGCAAGTTTGCTCTTATCAGTAAGTTCGAGCAGTATTGTAAAAAAAACAACATAGTAAGAGAGCCAATTAACAAGTATAGCGAGCAGTGGGCAGCAGATGCACTGCTAGAATCGTTTAAGTATGAGGACATTCTTTCTGCAATGGAATACTACTTTAAGATAAATGGTTCTCCAAAGTGGAAAGGGTTTGCCAACAATGTAGATCGTCTGCTACAATCCATTAAAATGCAAGAAGAAGATGATCAGTTTCGATCAGAGATGCGTATAAAAGCGAAGGACTGGGCCAGTGACTAACCTAGAAGCAAAAACTTTGTCGGCGGTACTTAACGACAAACAGATGCATGTATTGCTGCAAGCTAACGTGGAGTCCCTTTTAAGAACTCACAACGACATCTGGGAATTTACCCGTAATTATTATGATCAGAATCAATCTATACCACCAATAAGCATCGTTAAGCAGCAGTTCCCAGACTTTGACTATACTGCGGAAACTGGAGCAACCAAGCACCACCTTGACGAACTTAGACAAGACTATCTTGTTGATAACGTAAAGATGATGTTGAGGGCTGCTGCCACAGACGTTCAGGAAGGAAAGGCTACAGACGCACTTGATAGGTTAATAACAGAAACCTCTAGCATAAAGCGAGTTACCTCAACGGTCAGGGATCTAGACGTTACTAACATTGACGAGACCATTGCCTACTTCGAACACATCAAAAAGATGAAGGAGAGCGGCAATCATGGAATCTATACAGGTATTAAGGGCTTTGACATGTTCATGCCATCAGGTATCGTTCCCGGGCAGCTGGGGGTCCTCCTAGCCTACCCTGCAATAGGGAAGAGCTGGATGGCACTATACTTTGCGGTAGCTGCTTGGAAGAATGGAAAGACACCGCTAATTGTTTCCTTAGAGATGACAGAATCAGAAGTAAGAAACAGGGTGTTGACAATCATTGGAAACGGAATGTGGTCTCACAGAAAGCTCAGCTCTGGACAGGTTGAAATTGATATGTTCAAGAAGTGGGCAGAGAAAACGTTTGAGGGCAAGCCACCAATACACATTGTTTCTAATGAGGGGATAGGAGAGGTTTCACCAAGCGTGGTTAAGGGTAAGATTGATCAGTACAAGCCAGACATTGTTTTCCTAGACTATCTCAATCTAATGACAAGCAATCAAAAGACTGACAACGAAGTTGTTAAAATGAAAAACCTTAGTCGTGAACTAAAGCTTTTGGCCATTAGCGAGCAGGTTCCAATTATAGCAATCTCTTCTGCAACACCAGATGATGTAACCAATATGAACAGCGTTCCGACCCTTGGTCAGACCTCATGGTCAAGACAGATTGCCTACGATGCCGACTTCCTGCTAGCCTTGGGTAGAGCACCTAATAGCGATGTAATAGAGTGTGTCTTCCGAAAATCAAGAAATGGGCCGCTAGGAGATTTTCTGGTTCAGGTAGACTTTGACGGTGGTAGATTTGTAAACAAAGAGTTTAGCTAGAGAAAAGTAATGATGTTATCTAATTATATAAAAGGAGAAAAAATGATTATTGAGAGAATGCCAGACAAGATTGATGCCCTGGTTATAAGTGATACGTTCTCAGATTCAGAGTATGGGGATATTTTTGACGAAGTAAGGGTTTTGTGTAAGAGAGATGGTGGATCTGGGGTATGGATAAATGACATGTATAAGGATTTAGAGTCATCGGTGACACACAAGGCAGTAATTAATACCTTCTTTACAGATGAGATTGGTGCAGCCTTGTCAGAAATCCATCCCCTACTCGGTCTGTATCGCAACGTAAACATGCACAGCACGTTGATAAACAGCTATGGACAGTCGCAATCTACAGGACTTCGTGATGATTCTGCTGCCTTTGTGATTAAAACATTTCTTTTTGATGAGCCTAGGGGATTCATCGGTGGGGACATTACCCTTCAGGTCGATTCTGACACGGCATATGAAAAAGACACTAAAAACAATATGACGGTAATCTTTCCAGCATCATACTACCACTCGCTATCAGAGGTCTCTATAGACAGCGCCGATAGCAGTGGAATTTACGTTATCACCAACTATCTATTCATTGTTGGATAGCTGGGGTGTTACGGTAAATGATGTATAATTTAACACATGGACTACCTTCACAAAAGAATAAAAAGATTTGAGCTGTCGGGTCAGATACTAAACGACTCCTTTATTCCAAGGATGAGGGGTGAATATATAAGGCTTCTTTCTGATTCAATGAAAGAAACGGGATATGTTCAAAGGTATGATATAGGTCCAGACTGGTCGCTATCATATACTGGAAACTATTATGAGTTTGTTTTGAGCTTATATGGATCATATGTAGGGAGAAAGAGTGCAACGTGTATAGAAGGTTTGGACAAGAATCATCCAATATATACTCAAGCGAACAGGTTAAAAGGGTCCTCTCCTGGTCAGGAACAGACGTTGAATCAGAAGTAGATTCAGATTACTTAATTTTTTGTCCATACCACAATAATTATCGAACACCTGCGGGAGAAGTCAGCAAGGAAAAGGGGACCTTCTTTTGCTTTTCTTGCCATGAGTCAAGATCTTTAATTGAGTTAGTTATGCATACAACAAAGAAGTCATACTTTGAATCTTCAAGATTTATTGATTCAGCCAAGGAGGAGATAGACATCCTGGGAAGCTTAGATAAAATACTCGTTGAGAAAGTAGACTATGTTTCTTATGATGAGATACAGATAAAGAGATTGGGCAGTCAGGGACGGAAGTCCCCCAGGGCAGTCTGGTATTTTGAAAGTAGAAGAATTAGTACAGATTCGATGGCTAAGTTTTCTTTGGGGTACAGCGAAAAACAAGACATGATAACAGTACCAATTAATGACCCTAGTGGCTCTATGTTTGTGGGATTCGTTGGTCGCAGCGTTGAGGGTAAAAGATTTAAAAATACCCCCAACCTTCCAAAGTCCAAGGTTCTGTTCAATTTGCACCGCGCAAAAAGATATGATACAGTCTACGTTGTGGAGTCCTCATTTGATGCGATTAGGCTGGATCAGTGTGGCTTGGCATCGGTGGCCTCCCTAGGTTCAAATATTTCAAAGTTTCAGATAGAACTATTGACAAAGAGCTTTAACTCTGTTATAGTTATACCTGACAATGATGATGCTGGCAAGAATATGGCCGACAAAATCATAGACAAGGTAGGCACAAGGGCTGTAGCTTTTAGCCTACCAAATAGATTCAAAGATATTGGCGACATGAGTGATGCTGATATAAAACAGTTAGATATAAAGACCAGCGACCCACTGCTGGCAATGTATAAATAAAATATAAGGAGCGTATTATGGGTGTAATAAAGGGATTGAAACAAATGGAAAAAGCCTTAGAGCGTCCATCAGTTTCCGGCGAAGGCGGAATCAAGGTTCGCTGGCTAAAGCTGGATGATGGTCAAAGCTCCAAGGTTCGTTTTATCAATGAGCTGGACGAAGACTCTCCCAACTTTGATGTCGAGAGAGATCTGGCTATTGTTGTTTCTGAGCACACAAATCCAAAAGACTACAAGCGAAAGGCTGTCTGCACAGTAGAGAGCGAAGGGCGATGCTTTGGATGCGAGATGGCTCGCAAAGAACCAAAGAGTGGTTGGAGAGCAAGGTTTCGATTCTACACCAACCTCCTTGTTGATGATGGTCTAGAAGATCCTTACGTTGCCGTATGGTCACAGGGAGTAGGAAAGCAGTCTGCATTCAACACTCTCAAGGAGTATGCGATTGATACAGGATCTATCTCTAACCGAACCTGGCGCATGAAGCGGAATGGCAGCGGAACGGATACTACCTACATCATCCTTCCAGGAGATCCAGACACAGAAAAGCATGACTGGACTGGAGTAGAGCCCTTCAACCTAGAAAAGGTTGTTCGTGAAGTAGCATATGCAGAGCAAGAATCCTTTTACTTGGGATTTGAAGCTGCTGGAACAAGTAATACCACCAACATTGATTGGTAATTAGGCTGGTAGGAGGGTATACTCCATCGTGCTGAATTCTCGCAACCCCTAGGGTGGTTATAGTTAATCGGCAAAGCGAGGTTGAAATCCAGTATAGAAGTTGCCCTCCTACCTTAATCCATTTGACAAAAAATATAGAAATGATGTACACTGGGTAAATGAAGGTGTGCAAGATATGCGGAATAGAGAAAGACGTTGATGACTTTAAAAAATGTAACTCAAAGTCGGGGCGGGGAGCCGAATGCAAGTCCTGCAATGCGGAAAGGTCTAGAAATTACTACGCAAAAAACAAAGAGAGTAGAAATAAATACAGCCACAATTACCACATTGCAAATAGGGTAGAGCAAAAGCAAAAGCAAAAAAAATATCGTCAAATAAACAAAGATAAAAAGCAAAAGTATAGATTAGAGTACAGGGCTGTTGAAGAAAATAAGAACAAAATAAATGAAGCCCAGAAAAAGTATTATCACGACAATAAACAAAAGTCTTTTGAGGCAAACCAAAGGCGTAAGGCAAGAGAGATGTCAGCAGAAACATTTTTCATAACTAAAAAAGAGATTGCAAAGATATACAGAGACAGTTGCTTCGCCTGCGGATCAAACGAAAATCAATCAATGGATCACCGAATTCCACTTTCTCGCGGAGGTGTTCACGGAATAGGAAACCTCCTAACACTATGTAAGAGCTGTAATTCAAGCAAAGGCGCAAGAACCCTATCAGAATGGAAATATAGTGAACTTTATTCCGCTACACGTACATGATCATTTCTCATTAATGGATGGGACTGCAAGACCAGAGGACTATGCAGACAGATGTGTAGATCTTGGATTGTCTGCGATTGCCCAAACAAACCATGGAACGCTGTCGGGGCATAGAGATTTTCACCGAACAATGACTGCTCGTGGGATCAAGCCAATCCTTGGAATTGAGGGATATATAACCCAAGACCGCTTCGATCAACGAGATAAAAAAGAAAGAACTGATCCCCTCGACCTTGTATACAATCACATAATAATTCTTGCTAAAAATGATAAGGGTCTTGAAAATTTAAATCGTATGAATGAGATTGCCTGGAATGAAGGATTTTACCGTAAGCCACGAATTGACTTTGAGATTTTGGAAAAATACAAGGAGGGCTTGATTGTAAGCTCTTCCTGTATCCAGGGCTTGATTGCGAAGGCGATTGAGGAAGACAATTATGCTGTTGCAAAAAGACATCTTCAGTGGTTCCAAGATAGATTTGGAGAAGACTTTTACATAGAGATTATGAATCACAACAAGCCTGAAATAAACAAAGCACTCATTGACCTTGCAGAAGCATTTGGAAACAAGGTTATAGTGACACCAGATTGCCACCACGCAACGGTAGATCAAAAGGTAATTCAAGAAATCATGCTCATCACGGCCACCCACGCCAAGTTTGAGAAAGGGGTATCGCACAAAGAATCGCTAAAGCACTCCGACATGATGGATAGACTTGACTACTTATATGGAAAAGATCGCCAGATGTCGTTTAACAAGTTTGACATTCATCTGCTTTCTGGTGATGAAATGCGTGAGGCAATGAGCAAGCAGGGCATCGACGTTGAGGAATACTTCAAGAATACTTTTGAGGTTGCAGACAAGGTTGAGGAATATACCATCCATCGCAATCTCAATCTTCTTCCTGTTGAGCACAAGAACCCTGATGCACAGATCAAAAAATACGCAGAAGCCTTCCTAAAGGAAAGGGGTTTGGATACGAATCAAGAATATGTTGATCGTCTCAAGGAAGAGCTGGATGTTGTTCGAGATAAGAAGTTTGCATCATACTTTCTCGTTGTTCAAAATATGCTCAATTGGGCAAAGAAGAATGACATCATGGTGGGACCAGGCCGTGGTTCATCGGCAGGGTCTCTGCTGTGCTTCGCACTAGGAATCACAGAGATTGATCCAATAAAGCATGGATTGCTATTTTTTAGATTTATCGATGATGCCCGTTCAGATCTACCCGACATTGACAGCGACATCATGGACACTCGTCGTGAAGAGGTTAAGATCTACCTTGAGGACCAATACAAGCACGTTGCATCGATTGCAACCTTTCTACAGTTTAAGGATAAAGGGGTTGTTAGAGACGTTGCTCGTTGCTTTAACGTACCATTGGCTGATGTTAACAGAGCCCTCAAGACAGTTGATACTTGGGAGGAATTTGTATTCTCAAAGAACACCTTGTGGTTCCGTGATAAATATCCAGAGGTAGAGGTGTACGCTGGACAACTCCGTGGAAGAATTCGAGGTACGGGAGTTCACGCAGCAGGGGTTGTAACCTCAAAGATTCCGATTAGTCGCGTCGCTCCAATGGAAACTCGCAGCGTTGCTGGTAGCGATAAAAGGATTCCGGTTGTGGCAGTCGACATGGAAGAGGCAGCAGACATCGGTCTGATTAAGATCGATGTCCTTGGACTTAAAACCCTGACCGTTATCCATGACACGCTGAACATCGTCAAGGATCTAACAGGTAAGAAGCTAGACCTCCATAAGGTGGACATGGAAGATAAGAACATCTACGACATGCTTTCTGACGGACACACGAAGGGGGTGTTTCAGTGCGAGGCAACGCCATACACTAACCTTCTTGTTAAGATGGGGGTAAGTAAGTTTAACGAGCTCGTTGCCTCTAACGCTCTTGTAAGGCCAGGAGCCATGAATACAATCGGCAAGGACTACATTGCTCGTAAACATGGAAAACAGGGAATAACATATGCAAGTCCATTGATGAAAGATTTTACTGAGGATACTTACGGTACAATTCTTTATCAGGAGCAAGTTATGCTTGCTTGCACCAACCTTGGCGGTATGAGTATGGGAGAGGCCAACAAGGTGAGAAAGATTATTGGAAAGAAGGGAGATGCCCAGGATTTTGACGAATTCAAAGAGCTTTTTGTTCGGAATGCGACTGGGCCACTTGGCGGGAAAGCTGCTGAAAAGATGTGGCATGACTTTGAAGCCCACGCAGGATACTCATTCAACAAGTCTCATGCGGTTGCTTATTCAACAGTTTCGTACTGGACGGCATGGCTAAAGTACTACTTCCCTCTAGAGTTTATGTTTGCCCTTCTTAAGAATGAAAAGGATAAAGATGCTAGAACAGAGTATTTGATTGAGGCAAAAAGAATGGGAATTCCCATGAGGCTTCCACATGTCAATGACTCTGGAATAGATTTTCAGATTGAGGGAAAGGGTATTAGGTTTGGCCTATCAAGCATCAAATACATATCAGACAAGATAGCTTCTAGGTATATTGAGGCTAGGCCATTCTCGTCATACAAGGAGATAGAGGAGTTTACTTTTACCAAGGGGAATGGAGTCAATAGCCGTGCTCTCGCCTCTATGAGCACCGTAGGAGCCTTAACGTTCCCAGACCACCCAAGAGATGAAGAAAAAATTAAGGAGAGCATGTACGAATACCTTAATCTTCCGGAATTCAATATTCAGGTACCACAACACTACCATGCATACATAAGCCCAGTAGATGATTTTGAGGAAAAAGGGGCATACATCTTAATGGGAGTCGTCAGAAGCATTAAAAGAGGAAGTGGATGGAGCAGGGTAGATATCCTTGACTCCACGGGATCGATAGGAGTGTTTGATGAAGAAGAGACAACAATCGAAGCAGGTCGTACTTATATTATTCTTGTTGGATCTAACAGGATTCTTGAGGCGATTCCTGTGGAAGAGATACGAGAAAGCAAATCAGCGTTGGTACGGTTCCTAAACTACAAGCAGTTGCCGTATGGACAGGAGGAGTATTTTGTGTTATCCTTTAAGCCAAGAATAACAAAAGCCGGAAAGAGAATGGCTTCGCTTATTCTTGTTGACAGCGATAGGAACCTCCTCTCGCTTATAGTTTTCCCTTCAAACTTTGCAATGGCGTTCACAAGACTAGAGCAAGGAAAGGCATATAACATTAACTATTCAATTTCAAAAGATGAAGATCTAGTATTTCAGGAGGTAGTGGTAGCGTGACGACATTAGACAGCATGTCAAAGATGATTCATCAAAATGCAGTAGCAAAAGGGTTTTGGGAACCGAATACGGAGGGCAATCATACAATATTTTACCTTAAGCAGATTGCAATGATTCACTCTGAATGCTCTGAGGTTTTGGAGGCAATTAGGAAGGAGAAGGGAGATGAGGAGGTTGTGGGAGAAATAGCGGATATAATCATCAGATCCCTTGACCTCTTTGGCGGATTAGTTCGTGATGGATACACAGAGCTTTCTTTGGACGAAGTGATGGCAGAAAAGAATGTTTTTAACTTGACACGCCCAGTAATGCACGGGGTGCTAGCATGACATCAGTAGAAGAGGTGCTCGCGGGACTAAACCCAAAGCTGAGAAAGAAGATAACCCTTGGCAACGAGATAGCAGACACTCAGTTTGCAAAGACACCATCTTTTGGACTAAATAGAAGTCTGAACGGAGGATTTCCCTATGGAAGGCAGGTACTTGTCTGGGGGAACAAGTCAAGCGGCAAGTCATCATTCTGCCTACAGATAATTGCCCAAGCTCAAAAAGAAGGAAAAATATGTGCGTGGATAGATGCAGAAATGAGCTTTTCTCCATACTGGGCAACCCAGTTGGGGGTAGACACGGAAAACCTTATCGTCTCTACAGCCAGAACAATGAACGATATGGTAGATGTAGGTACGGACTTGATGAAGGCTGGAGTAGATCTTATAGTTGTGGATAGTATCTCTGCCCTGCTACCTGCAATCTACTTTGAAAAAGATTCAACAGAGCTGAAGCAGCTAGAAAACACTAAGCAGATCGGTGCTGAAGCAAGAGACATGACCAATGCCGTCAAGATGTTAAACTATGCTAACAATCAGGAAAAGCCTACTCTGCTTGTCCTTATTAGCCAAGCAAGAAATAATATCGGAGCAATGTATGTGTCTCAGCAACCCACGGGAGGTCTGGCCACAAAGTTCTACTCATCAACAATCATAAAGCTGTTTTCATCTGAATCAGATAACCAAGCAATCAAGGGGAAGATTTACGTTGGAGACAAGATTATTGAGGAGAAGGTGGGCAGGAAGGTGAGGTGGGACGTTCAATTCTCAAAGACAAGCCCAGCCTTTCAGACCGGAGAGTACGACTTCTACTTTAGGGGTCAGGATGTTGGGGTTGACACCGTAGCAGACCTAGTTGACACAGCAGAGATGTTGGGGTATGTTGAACGCGCAGGCGCTTGGTACACAGTAGAAGGAGAAAGATTCCAGGGAAGAGAAAGGCTAATCCTTGGAGTAAAAGAAAATCTGGACATACAGGAAACACTCATAAGGAAGATAAACAATGAACAAGTTTAGCGTATATTCAGGTATCTTTGTTTGCCAAAGATGTGGCCTAGAGGTAGACAGCCTTAGGCTATGGCATGAAACATTAGATCTGACATGGTTCTGTGAATCAAAACACACATCAAGAGTTTCCCTAGTATCCAAGGGTTACAGTGGTAAGTAATAACAAGAGAGAGCAGTCAGAGGCAAAACGAATGGGGGCAACCCCACACCCAAACTCCGGTCGTGGGACAAAAAAGGGTGACGCAAGCTGGAAAAACTATGTTCTTGACTATAAACACTTTACTAAAAGCTTTTCTATATCTCAAAGTGTATGGGCAAAGGTTGTTACGGATACGTTAAAGGTAGATAGAAAGAAGTCTCCTGCAATATGTCTTATCCTTGATGGAAAGACCAGGCTGGCCATTATTGAATGGTCTGAGTTTGAAAGGTTGGTAGAGTCAGATGAACCAGACAACAATTGCAATGGTTGATGGCCTGTATGAAATAGCAGAGTACATGGAAGACAAGGAACTGTCTCAGGCTCTAGAGTTTATAGCCAAGATAATCCTCAAGCCCGATATCCCACCCCATGTGGCTACTCTGGAAATTGTTAGACTACAGGCAATTGCTGCAAAGATGCAGATGCGAGCTACATGGATGGCAAATGTTGATAAATCAGATCGTCCAAGAAAAAACATTTATTTCACAACAGCAGCAGAGCTAGATAAGATTGTGGCAGCACTAAAATTCATATTAAAGTGATATAATTATTACCTAAAAAGATAGGAAAACAAAATGGCTAAGAACTTCTTAAAGCAAGTAATCGACAAGCAACCAGCAAACGCAATAAACACAAGGGATTTTATTGAAAGCGTGGAGTCTGGATACACGGTAAACAGGAAAACTGAATTCAAGACTAAGAAATCATTTAGCCCATCAACCCTAGTATACGGAAGTGGGGCTTGCCCCAGATACTGGTTCTTGGCATTTTCAGGAGCAGACTTTCAGGATGATGTGGATGCATACTCCTCAGCAAACATGAGAAGCGGTATTGACGGACATGAGAGAATTCAGACAGCCATGGGTAACGTCGAAGGTCTTTTAGTAGAAAAAGAAAAAAGAGTTGTCGCTCAAGACCCACCCATATTCGGTTTTGCTGACGGCGTAGTTCAGTGGGGAGAAGAGCAATTGATCCTAGAAATAAAGACAATGAGAGAAGAGTCTTTTGCTTATCGGAAGTTTGCCAAGCCACCAAACTATCACCTCATGCAGCTACTGATTTACATGAAGGTGCTTGGCAGGAAGATGGGGATTCTTCTTTACGAAAACAAGAACTCTCATGAACTCCACGCAATTACCGTTGAGTCAAAAGAGGAGTATGACAACTGGATTGACTACGCCTTTGGGTGGATGAGAAAGGTTCGTGCTCAATGGGAAACTGGAGAAATTTCAAAGAAGACGTATAGATCTAATTCCAAGGTATGCAAGGGGTGTCCCGTAAGAGATGCTTGTGCCGCTGCCCCTGTAGGAACCCTCAAGATCGAACCACTGGAGTATCTTGCATGAAAAGTTGCGACTGGTGTTCTACTGAATTCCAGCCAAAAGTAAGCTATCAAATTTACTGCACTGTAGAGTGCAGGGAGCTTGCAACTAGAAAAAAGATATACGACAGGTATAGGAGTAATGGGGCAAAGAAAAGATCTAAAAAGAGAATCAAGTGTGCGGGAGAATGCGGAACCGTGATGTCCATGTACAACGAAAGTTTGTTTTGCAGCGTATGCAACGTAAACAAAAAGAAGGTTGACAAAATGATAGAAGATCTTAAGGGGCTTTTCGATTATGAAAAAGAGTAACGCTCCAGTTTCCTTTTGTTCTGTTGATGCTAGCACAATGAGCATAGCCTTTGCTTTTTTTGTTGAGTCAAACCTACACAGTTATGGAAAGGTAATGTTTTCTGGTTCTGGAATATATGAAAAAATTGCAGACACGGCCAAAAAAACACAGTCAATATTTAAGGCCATGCCCACAGAGTGTATGGTGATTGAGAAGACTATCTTTGCAAACAGTCCTATGGTTGCAGCAAACCTGGCCCTAAGTCAGGGGGCTCTGATTGCAGGTGCTACCATGTCCGGGGTAAAAGAGGTTCACTCCGTAGCACCGATATCATGGCAATCTTACATAGGGAACCCTTTGATAAAAAAGGAAGAAAAAGAAAAAATAAAAAGCATCAATCCAGGAATGTCTGCTGCGTGGTATAAAGCAAAAGAAAGAAGCATTAGAAAAGAAAGAACTATAGACATAGTTAGCTTTAAGTATAATGTAAACATAACGGACAATGATGTGGCAGATGCTGTGGGCATTGGGATGTTTGCTATTGACAATTGGGGGAAGATAACACAGAATGGATAAAATAAAAGTGATTAATGTGCAATGGCTTTCAGCACTAAAGACAATGAATAATCGTGAGTATTGGAATATCCCAAACACTGTAGAGTTTTTTGCCTTTATGACAAAGGCAGTAATTATTGTTCCAGGACTTGTGTTTGGTATACAGGTCTGGTGGGTCTATGTTATTGCTCTGGGGACCAGCCTCTCCCTTGTCTGGTCTTCAACAGTCAAGACCCTTCCCACCATCATTTGGTTTAACCTCATCTGGTCAGGTCTAGCTCTGGTAGTAATTATCAAACATTTTGTTGGAGGGTAGCATGATGGAAAATAACAAGTTGCATCTGTCAGAAGCATTTATGAAGAAGAGGTATGTTATGGATAAAAAGTCCCCGGATGATATTGCCAAGGAGTGTGGCGTTAGTGTACAATTGATCTACCGTCAACTAAAAAGGTTTGGTTTGAAGAGATGATAAACGACTTAGTGAATCATCCGCCTCACTACTTAAGCGATCCTAGCGGTGTGGAGTGTATTCAAATTACCAGACATCGTAATTTTAACATTGGCAACGCCATTAAGTACTTGTGGCGAGCCGGGATAAAAGATGAGGACAAACATGTTGAAGATCTAAAAAAAGCAATTTTTTACATTACAGATGAAATCAATAGGTTAGAGGAGATCAAGTGAAGACAGATAAGATTGTCATTTTAGGCGGAGGTAGCGCAGGATGGATGACCGCAGCCACGCTCATCAGGACTTTTCCAGAAAAGAGCATAACGGTAATCGAGTCACCAGATGTCCCCATCGCCGGGGTTGGTGAGTCTACTCTAGGTCAAATAATCAGGTGGATTAAATACTTGGGCATTGAGGACAGCGACTTTGTGCAGTTTACCGATGCGACTTACAAGCTAAGTATTAAGTTTACCGACTTCTGCAAAAAGGGAGAGGAGTTTCACTACCCATTCGGAGTCCCCATGGAAGATGGGGCTGGCCCAGCAGACGAAGTAAAAAATTGGCACTTACTAAGAGAGTTTTATCCAGAGATGGATAACTCTGATATGGTTAAGTGGATATTCCCAGCATCAGAATTGTGGGAAAACAACAAGTTTAATGAAAATAATAGCTCTGAGTTTGGCAACTTTAGCTCAACAAAAGACAGGGCCTATCACTTTGACGCTGCCAAATTTGGGTTGTGGCTAAAAGATTACTATTGCATTCCCCGTGGAGTAAAGTATATTTCTGGTCACGTTGAGGACATTTCTACGAACAGTGGGGGCATTGAATTTCTTCATTTGAAGGGCGGAGAAAGTGTATCATCGGACCTATTTGTTGATTGTACTGGATTCAGGAGCCTCCTTCTGGGGGGGGCGCTGGAGGAGCCATTTGTTTCCTACGCCAGCATCCTTCCCAACGACAGTGCTTGGGCTACGCAAATCCCATATCGAGACAAATACAAGGAGTTAGAGCTATATACCAACTGCACGGCGATTGAGAATGGCTGGGTCTGGAACATCCCACTGTGGTCCCGCATTGGGACGGGGTATGTGTTCTCTAGCCTTTTTGTTTCTGACGAGGAATCTTTAGAGGAATTTAAAAATCATCTACAATCGGACAACATGGTCTGCCCTAGAACGAGAGAGGAGGTGGACTCATACACATATAGGAAGATCGATATGCGTATTGGCGTTCACGAAAGGGGGTTTGTAAAGAACGTGGTGGCTATTGGCCTATCCGCTGGATTTATTGAGCCCCTGGAGAGCAATGGGCTGCTAAGTGTCCACGAATTCTTGTTTGTGCTTATAGACGTCATTGCGCGGGAGAATGTCACGCAACTTGACAGGACCTGGTTTAACATTGAAATTAGAGATATTTTCGATGGCTTTGCTAAGTTCGTGGCGATCCACTATGCCATGTCTCAGAGAGATGATACTGATTATTGGACAGCAAACATGAATCGGGAATATCCTGAAACAATTACAAACACAGGGTTCACCAATGGAATGGTTCGCGCTTCATCGTTTTATAATGCTCAGAGGATGTTTTTCGACGCCTTGTTACGCGGGGGAGACCACATTGATGGAATCACCTACATCGCCACTGGAATGGGTTTCAGATATCTAGGTGGTCCAAGGCTTTCACTACTAGAGCATAGCGGTGAAACAACAGAGGGGCTGGATCTTAAGGTTAGTCACATCCATGAAAAGTGGACAACACGCAGGGATCTCTGGAGCTCCGCTGCCAAGGAATCTCCACATATCGTAGACTATCTAAAACGTCGCTTTTATTCAGAGTGACATAACCCCATGCCCAGTCAACCAGCAGAAAGATCAGACCGCCGTGGCAAGAGATAGTATAAAAAAACACGATCACCCATTTTTCTTTGACAATGAGAAAAACAAAAAAGAAAAACCACAAAAAAGAATTGCTTCCAAAAAAAGAGAAGTACAGGAAATGCTTGGAAAGATAAAAGAAAAAAGCGGCTGCATCGACTGTAATAAAAAATATCCATTTTACGTTCTTGATTTTGATCACGCTCGCGGGACAAAGGTATCAAACATAGGGCAGATGTTAGATTATTTTAGCATTGAAGACATCCTGAAAGAAGTAAAAAAGTGCGACATTGTGTGTTCAAACTGCCACAGATCAAGAACCTATCTTAGAAAACATGGATAGAGCTTTGTAAGAAAAAAGTCAAAATGTGTTGAACATCAACAACATTTGTGATATCCTAGTTAGGTTGCCGCCGCCAGGAGGAACAAATGACGAAATCGAAACTGCTAGGAGGAGTGTTAATGTCAATGGTT